CTATGAAAAACAATCCCTTGTCCCCCCACGGAGATAAAGGGTCTACTCTAGCTTCTAAGTACGATCAGTTGAAGCAGAAAAGGGAGACCTATCTAAGTCGTTCAGAGCAATACGCCAAGGCTACAATACCATACATTATGCCAGAGAATCAGAACACAGAAAGTGATTCTATGCAACACGGTTGGCAGAGCTTTGGTGCAAAGGTTGTTAATCACCTTAGTAACAAGATTATAATGACCCTGTTCCCGCCTTCTAGGTCTTTCTTTAAACTAAGCTTCTCCTCTGATATCCAAAGAGAACTAAAGGAAGAGGGCTGGGACAGCTCTACCTTGGCAACTGAGCTTGCCGCTGTAGAGGCTGATGCCATGACATTCATGGACAGCACAACACCTAGAGACTTGGATATTAAAACATCCAAGCATTTGATTGTAACTGGTAACTACATGCACTACTTCCCTGAAACAACTAAACATGCTATAGGTGTAAGCCTAAACCAGTACGTTGTGAAGAGAGATACGTATGGAACTTTACTTGAAGTTATAATCTGCCAGAGGAAAGCCTTAGGCTCTATGCCAGAGGAAATCAAGAGCAAGGTAAAATCAGACTACCGTAACAGTCACCTCAAAGATGACACTGAGGTATCTCTGTACACAGGTGGCTTGCGTCAACCAGATGGTAAGTACAAAGTATATCAAGAAGTCCTTGGTGTAGTGGTAGGGAAAGAAAGCCTTATGAAGGAAGATAACATCCCCTTCACCATCTTAATGTGGAACCACACTCACGGTGAAGATTACGGTAGAGGCTTGGTAGAAGATCATGGTGGAGATTTCCATGTTATTCAAATACTTTCTGAGGCTGTAGCTAAGGGTATGATATTGATGGCAGACATCAAGTACCTTGTTAAGCCCGGAAGCTACACAGATGTTGACCACCTCGTTGAAAGCCCAACCGGGGAATTCATCAGTGGCAATATTGATGACATCGGTGTTCTACAGTTAGAGAAATACGCAGACTTCTCTCCTATCGTTGAAGTCCTTAGGGATTACGAGCGATGGGTTGGTGAAGCCTTTATGGTATCTCGGGCAGCAAGACGAGATGCAGAACGGGTAACTGCTTATGAGATCCGACAGGATGCTGCTGATCTTGAGCTGGCCTTGGGTGGTGTATACAGTCACCTGTCTGCTATCTGGCAGAAGCCCAGAGCTATGCGCCTTCTCAAGATGGCTACTGATAACAGCGATTCTGGTTTGAAACTAGGTGACTTTAGTCCAGAGATTATCACTGGTGTAGAAGCCTTAGGTAGAATGAACGAGCTTGACAAGATCATGCAATTCACAGAGATGCTTCAGATGACTAACTCATGGCCTGAAACTATGCAACGTAGAGTGCAATGGGATAAGTTTAGTGGCAAGGTAGCTGCTGAGATCGGCCTAGAAATAGACTGGTTGATGAATGATGATCAGTTCAAAGAGATGCAGCAGGCTGAACAGAAAGCAATGATGGAACAGAAGATGGCAGCAGAAGCCAGCAAAGCCGTTCCTGAGATGATCAAACAAGGAGGCCAACAGTGAGTACCGAAGATACAACTGTAGTAGAAGAAACAGCAAGTACACCTAGTTCAGAGGGTGCAACTCCCGCAACTACCGAGGGTGTTACCGATGCAACAGAAGAGAGCACGAGCACGAGCACCACGGAAACGACAGAAGGAACAGGCGTCACGGAGGCGACAGATACAGAAGCAACAAGTGAAGAGTCCAAGCAGACTTCCACTGATGATTCTGGAGAAGCAGACTTCTATTTCAATGGACAACAAGTTCAAGTAGAGATTCCTGAAGACCTGAAGGGTAACCTTGATGCTGCCGGTGTTAACGTAGACTCCGTTCTTAAAGAGCTTTACGGTAAAGACAGTGACTTCACTTTGTCTGAGGATACAAGAGCGCCCTTGGATGAGAAATACGGCAAGGTAGTTGTAGACACCTTTCTTAATGCAATGAAGAGCCAGAACGAAGGCATCCTTAAAGGAGCAACTGAAGCTCAGAACGCTGCAATTGAAGCAGATAGACAAGCTGTTGAGTGGAGCAACGAAGTTGTTGGAGGCGAAGAAAACTGGAACTCCCTTGAGTCATGGGCAACAGAAAACCTAGATGAGGGAGAGATTACTTCTTTCAATAAGGCTATGTCCAGTGGTGACAAGTGGATGCAAGAGCTTGCTATCAAGGCTTTGAACGGAAAGATGCAATCAGCAGAAGGCGACACAACAGTAAACCTAGTAACTGGTGACAGTGCTAGTGACACTAGTTCTGGTGCTGGGTTGTCGGGTCAAGACTATATCAATGAAATGACAAGCCCTGCTTTCCGTACCTTGAAAGGCCATGAGAAAGTCAACGCACAGAAACAACTCGCCGCCAGACGTAGGGCGGGAATGAAGCGAGGGCTTTAACCCGGACTATAGAAGGAAAGGCGTTTTTAAAATAATTTAGGAGGTACAAAATTGTCTACTACTAATAATGTTACCAACCCGGCAGTATCCGCTTCAGGTGAAGTCGATACACTACTGGTTGAGAAGTTCACAGGTAAAGTAAAAGAAGCGTACATTCGTCAAGAAAACCTATTGCGTTTCTTTGATGTACAAATGGTCGTTGGCACCAACATGGTTTCTGAGAAATTCATGGGTGATACCAACCTGCAAATCCTGTCTCCAGGCCAAGACCCGGAAGCTACCACTACTGAGCAAGACAAGAACGCTCTGGTAGTTGACACTACTGTAATCTCTCGTAACGCCGTTGCTATGTTTCACGACATCCAGAACGACATCGAAGGCTACAACTCTAAGCTATCCATGAACCAAGCAAAGCAACTTGCTCGTTTGGAAGATGAGATGGTAGTACAGCAGTTGATCTATTCTGCACAGAGCAACACCCTTGCCGAGCGTACTAATGCTCGTGTATCAGGTCACGGCTTCTCTTACCAGATCAGCATTTCCTCAGATCAGGCTGGTGATCCAGGGAACCTGCAAGCTGCAATCGAACTAGCTATCGAGAACATGATGACTGGTAAAGATGGTGGTGACGGTGTGGATCTGGATGATATGTATATCATGGTTCCTTGGATTGAGTTCAACGTACTCCGTGATGCCGAGCGTATTGTGAACGCAGACTACACCACTTTCCAAGGTGAGACTGTATCTGGCTTTACTCTGAAGAGCTACAATGTACCTGTCATTCCGTCTAACCGTTTCCCGCGCATTGCGCCGAACGGCACCGATGTAATCAGCCGTACTGGTCAGTTGAGCAACGCAACAAATGGCCAGCGTTACACAGCTAGTCTGGATCAGGCTAAGTCCAAAGCTATCGTGTTCAAGCCTGAAGCTCTGCTTACTGGTAAGACCATTGATATGACTGGTGACATCTTTTGGGATCGTCGTTCTAAGTCATGGTTCGTTGACCCCTACCAAGCAGAGGGCGCAATCCCTTCCGCATGGGATGCTGTCTCCGTAGTTGACGTAGTTGGTAACACCGAAAACACTGATGTTACTGCACGGGCTAACCGTAAAGTCGTCAAGACTCGTACTGTAACATAAGAGTCTAGCAATCGAGCCTCGTCCCTAATGGGGCGGGGCTATTTTGTTTAGGAGGAATAATGGAACTACTTAATACAGAACTTGATGCAGTGAACCTATGCCTTGCTGGGATTGGTAGAGAGCCTGTCTCAAGCCTAGAGACTGCCGACCTAGACTCTGCTATGGCAAGAGCTGTTATCCAGCAGTCAAGTCTTGATCTCCAAGTAAATGCTGGTAGAGGCTGGTGGTTTAATACTGAAAGAAACTGGCACCTGCAACCTAATGCCCTCGGAGCCATAGCACTACCTAATAACACACTTAGTATTGTAGAAGCAAGAGCGACATTCTATGACAGAGGTGAGAGACTTACCGTAAGAGGGAACAAGGCGTACGATACAGATGCTCACACTTTTGACTTAAGAGACATTGTTAACAGAGATGGTACAATTACCTTCTCTCTTATCTTAGCCCTGGAGTACGAAGACTTACCACAAAC